GCACAACACCAGTAACGCCTGTTTCACTATTTGCACGAACTCTTACATTTCTTGCTTGTTGTGTTAGACCAGCCCATCTACAATTACTTGGTTCATAATTGCCATAAACATCAATTCTGTCCAATGTTTCATCACCTTGAGGCTCACCCATATCTTTTGCAAAAGTCGCATAATCCAACCATTCAGGACACACCGATACGCCTTTACCACCATATTTTGGGTAATCTTTATCTTTAGGGTTATTGCATCTTCTTATCATTGCTCGCCATGTATTATAAGAACTTTTTTTCCATCCACCGTGTTTTGTAATTGCTTCTTTTAAAATACAACCACACGATTCCGTATTGCCTGTTACTAAACTGCCTGAATCTGTTTGTGTTTCATTACCACAATCACATTTACACTTCCATAATACTTTTTTACTTACTGTTCTACCAGCCTGTTCTAATACTACTAATCTTCCAAACCTCTGCCCTGTACGGTCTACTAACTTCATAATATTCTCCTTGTTGAGGAGTTATTATATCACCATTTGAACAGATTGTAAACCTAGCGTCTGCCGTCTGGTCTAACATCAAATCGTGGAGTTCCAAGCTGCCAGGCAACACCATTTTGACCAGTTGATCTAATAATGAATGCCATCTGTCTACCTCGTAACCTTGTGAAAACTTCTGCTGTAAATTGCTGAATCGTATACTCAGGTACATTAGTGTAGTTTTGTACGCTAGTTACAGAAGGATTAGCTGCTGTACCGTACGCAGATCCAGAACTGTTTCTTGGTAATATTTGAATTGTTACCGATGGATTATTTGATGTTGATCCATTAAAGTTAACATCAGGGAACATTCTCCATACAAATCCAAAATGCTGACCTGCATCATCTGGACTAACTTCAAAATCAGAAGATTGCACATACGAAGTAATTGGCTGTGGAGTTCCTGTAGAAACATCATCACATCCATTTTCATGATACAGAAGTCTACCGTTGTAATCAGCCGCAATTGGGAATTGATTAATGCCTGTTTGAAACCAAGCAGATCTGGCCATTGTTCCATATGACCAAATATTTTCCACATAGTTGTAAATAACATATTTATCAATTACTGTATTTGGCTGTGTATTAGAACCATTGTTTCCATCAATTGATACATAAAACCACCATACTTCATTAAATCCTTCATTTGATCCAACAAATACTTGAAAGTTCTGGTTTTGATTAAGGTTGCCAAATATGTACTGTTTTAAATCACATTGCAATGTTTGTACAGTACCGTTATACATATAGAAACGATCACGCCCCATCCAATAAGTGACGTTATTAATTGTAATCATGCTATTTGGACCCATAATCGATATGTTGTCCATTAAAAGCTGGAATCCCCAAACATATGGCGTACCAATATATTGCATTGAATAAATTGCAGAATCAGTCCAGACTAAAATCTCTTGACGGGTTGAACGAGCACCTACAATATAAGATCCATTACTTAAAGCATACTCACCTGACTGATTGGTAACTTCAGGTATCCATTGATAGACATTCCCCTGATCTGACCAGCGTACAAGTAAAGGGTTAAATGATGTTGTTGGTGCTCCTGGTGAGTAAGGGTTTGCACCAAAACAAATTAAAAACTGTTGAACATCCGATGATAAAACTTGATAAACGGAATTGGGAACAAATGCACCAGCATAAGTAATGACGTAACTTCCGCTTGAACCTGCCGTAGTTGGATTGCTAAGAGTACCAACGCCAGTCACATTGTTCATTGAAGCAATATAAGTATTTGCAGGAATACCAACTCCTGAAATATACATATATGGATAAATGTATGGAGCATTAGCTGAAGTTACAGTTATATTGGATGAACCAGAAGTAAATGTAGAAGAATCTGTTAAAAGAGTTGTTTGATTAGCTAATGTCTGCAACAATACTGCACGAGATGCTACCCCATTTGAATTTTGCCAATAATAAATTTGTCCGCCACGAGGAGCTAAAACAAGGTCAGCACCAAAGTTATCTTGGCTCCATAAACGTAATTGTGTACCAGATGATGCATTCCCTGAAGATGCTGCACTTCCCCATCCTGTAGCTGCTGGTGTTGATGATGACGTTGTTGCTGGTAAAAATACAGTAACAGCTCCACCACCAGTTGCAGATGTAACCGCATTTGGAGACCATGCAGCAGTTAAATTAATTGTATAAGTATTCGCACCAGTAACGGTAACTGCATAAGATTGTTGCAATATTCCTTTAGGTACCCCACCAACCGCAGAAGCAACACTCAAAAAAGATACAGAATTACCAGTAGTTAATCCATGTGCTGTTTGTGTAACTGTAACAATATAACTACTCGCTGTTGTTGCAAAAGGATTAGTTAAAGTAATAGTTGAAAATCCAGGTGTTCCGCCCCAAGGACCAGCTCCCCAACCAGTACCAGTTGTATATGTGCTTGTACCACTTGGATATAAATAATTAACGGTTACAGTACCGCTTGCCGTAGATGGAGCAGTTAATGCTGAAATAGTATATGTTGTAGAAGTTGGCGTTGAAAGTACTAAATAATTTCCAAAAAAAGTATACCCACCAACCGTGTACGGAGATGAAAAATTAATGTAATCTCCTGTATTTGGACTATAAGAAGTATCAGTTAAAGTAACAGTAGTCGTTCCATTTGTTGCTAATGTAACGCTTGTATCCGTCTGAACAATTGGCGTAATGTCATTATAATTTCCACCAAAATATAAATAATAACTAGTGCTTGTTCCAACCCCAATATAGTTGTTACTAATACCAGTCGTAGCACTTGACCATACCCAGATTGAACGGGCAATACCATTAAATGTATTTGCGCTTACTTGAGTCCATCCACCAATCTTTTCAGGCAACCCTTTTCTAAAACGTACTTTGTCACCATCGTACCAACCGCCTGAATTGGAATAATTTGTGCCTTCCCGATATAGACCTGGCTTTAAAGTTAACTTGCGTAATGGCATAGGGATTACCCTAACATTTCTTCTGAAATTGTTTTAACTGATGCAACTCTATTTAACCATCCATTACCAAAAGTAGGGAAAGTACTTAGTGATCTGTAAAATTTTTCTTTTAAAGTAGCAAACTTATCAAGAATCGATTTGCTATCCTGCATCTTGATTGCGTTTAAAGTACCCTGCCCAATGATCCCATCTGGCGCACAGTTAGCAGCTTCTTGAATTAATTTAGCAGCTCGACCAACTCCCATATTAACTGAAGCGTCAAAGACTGCATAATCAATACCAGCTGGAAGATCGTCACAATGACATACATCCCAATATTTTTGTTTGTAAAGATCATGTACATCAGCATCTGAAATAGCCTTTAATTCTTCTTTTGTAATATATGGATTTCGTTTCCACGCACGGTATACCTCAAGGGTAATTCCTTTCATAGTGGCTCCTCCAGGATCGGCAGGGTTGTCACTCCAAAGTCCTTCGCTCTTTAATACTTGAGCCAATGATGCATCGTAATTCTCTTTCATATCGGTGTACTTTGATGTAATAGCTCATCTTTCTTTTGACTACCAGCAGATGAACCAAAATAAAATGCAATGATCCCTGTCCATGCTGTTCCTAAACTTCCAAGCATAAGCAGTAAAGCATCGGATTTTACAACATGATCGGTCATCAAACCAATCAAAATGCCAAAAAACCCTATAGTGACAAGAATAGATAAGACTGGTGGAATAAACGAATGAGTTGCTGTTTGCATATCTCTTGCAGATTTACGATCATCTACCGCAAGTTTTTCAAAGTCTAAACCCAATTCATTAGCTTGTTTTTGCAATTCTAATTCAGCTTGCTTTATAGATGTCAATTGATCTGAAGTAAGTTTGCCTGATTCAATTGTAGACTGCACATCTTTTTCATCAATACCAAGTGCTTTTGATACAGCAGTAACAGCAAGACCTGCTAATGGTCCACCTAGAGCAGTAGCAATGCCAGGTGCGATTTGAGCTAACCAATCCATATCAATCCTTTAAAAGAATAATTATCATCATACAAACTAATGCGAAGATAGTCCACCATTTAAACACTTGATCATCCACGCACAATGTCCTTTTTGGTTCGTTCTTCAGTAATAGTCCTAGTAATTTTAAATCGAATTGGCTTTTTTGTCTGCTGTAATTGCTTGATTTCCCAATGTAAAAATGCAATCTGACTCCATAAACCAAGTTCTATTAGAAACACAACGAACCAATAGAGCGTCATACAAGGTGAAAGTAATACAAAAGACAGGTAACGATAAATGCAGCAATCCAACAATACATTTGAACCCTTTGGACATCTTTTAATTTATGCCCGTAATGAGATTGATTTTCCTTGCGTTCTCGTTCAACCACCACTTTTAACTCAAGCACCTTTGCCCATTCTTTCTCACCGTACTTGGCTTTAAAATCTTTTTCCGCTTTGTTCTCGGCTTGAATAATTTCGCTTTGGTTTTTGTACTCCTGAATCGCTCGGTAGATTACCGAGTTTTCCATTGCTTCTGCATGTATACGTTGGCGTTGGTGATCTTCTAAATCCTTTTTTGCTACGTCTTTACCGTCACGCTGTATATCTTCAATTGTTTTGGTAAGACCTTTCCCTGCTTCACGAGCCTGATTTAATCCTTCACTAAGAGACTTTGCTCCTTCGGCAATCGGATTGACACTTGGCATTCACCTAACTATTCCTTATGCTGTACGCTGCCACATATAGACTACAAGATATGGCGATATTGTTGTTACCGCAGTTCCTGAACCAGTATTTCCAATTGTAATTCCAGTAGTCGCACTATTAATAGTTGCAGCTCTTAATGCATATGTTGAACCTGAAACTCCATCAGGAATACCATTACTAACAATAACATCAGTTATAGCATTACTTGTATGTGTGTGTCCTGGGTCTGTAACACTATGACTATGTGATGGCAAATTGGCGGTAGAAAGCGTTGTTGTTGCTGAACCACCTGTTGACCCTGCTGTATACCCACCACCATTACCTAATAACATCTGCCCTGCGCCTAATGCTGACCATGTACCAAAGCCCAATAATGTTGCTGGGTTAGTTGAATTAGAGGCGTTCATATAAATAGAACCAACAGGGTATGCTGCTTGTACAGCTGAAGTTGTATTACCTTGCACAAATGCTGTTGTTGCAATTTTAGTTGTGTTATCCCCAACTGTTGGAGTGGGTGCAGTTGCTACACCAGTTAAAGTGGTTGTACCTGTTACGCTTAAATTTCCACCAACACTTAAATTTCCAGTATCTGTAACCCCTGTGGCCGTTAAATTACCGTTAACAGTAAAACTGCCAGGAACTCCATTTAATAATGAATATACACCAACTCCACTACCTGTTGCATTTAATCCATCTAAATAAACTTGCGCTGTCATACCAGCTGGAATAGTCAATGTTTGGCTACCGCCAGATGCGGACATTACTATGTTATAAGAACCTTGATTAACAATCGCATACACTTTATTTGCTGAACCGCCTGGGCAGACAATCGTACATGCCTGAGTTGCACCTTGAAATACAAGAACCGCATTTCTTGCATCATCCAATGATCCATTAATATTAGTTAATGTATAAGAACTAAGCCCAGAGATATTAATGGCTTGCACACCAGTAATTGCTTGTTCAAGTAAAGTCCCAAGATTTGTATTAGTAACATTACCCCAAGTACCAGCGAGATCACCAGCGCCTATTATGGTTAGTTTTAATGAGGTTGAATAACTTTCTGCCATAATTTATCCTTGTGTATTGTTTACAGGTATCCAGTTTGTTGTTTGATTATTACTTATTTGCGCCCAGTTTGGTGTATTTTGATCTAATATTGGGCTTGGCACCATGCCAGTAAAACTTAAATATCCTGCAAATGGCGCACCACCAAATGTAAATCCTGCAAATGTAGCAACTTCATTAATTACTTGATTTCTAAAGCCCCAGCTTGCATTTTGATTATCATTAATTCTAATCCATCCTGCCACAAATTGCGAGTCTAAAATAGATAACGCTTCAATAATAGCCGAGTTAAATTGTGCAGTTATACCTTCTGTTTCCGCTATTGTTAATACTTCTGATGCGGTAAGCGGAAAATTAGCTTGTATCGCTTCAGATTCTGCGGTGTTTATATTTTCTAGTATGGTAAAGAATAACGCAATACCAATAACAATATTGTCCGCTACCGCAATGTTTTCTGTAATACTTGATGCAAAACTAGCAACGATTGATTCTATTTCAGCTAGTGTTATATTTTCTGAAAGCGACTGAGCAAACTGCGCGGCAAATGATTGAGAATCTGCAGCCGTAATTGATTCAGCTAAACTTTCCAAGAAAGCACTAGCCTGTGTACTAGAATCTGCTAGCGTTACATTTTCTGACTGACTAGAACTAAATTGCGCTGTTATAGATTCGGAATCAGCAGGATTTATGTTTTCCGACCTGCTTACGCCAAACTGCGCAAGTATAGATTCGGCATCAGCAAGGGTTGTTACTTCTGTTAATGACTCTAAAAAGTTAGACGCTTGAGTACTTGCATCGGCTTGTGAAACGCCTTCTACAATACCCTCAAAAAAGTTATCTTGTTCGCTTTGAACATCAAATACTTGAGAGATATTTTCTGTTAGGCTTTCCAAAAACGCACTAGCTTGAGAATTAGAATCTGCTAAATTAACATTTTCTGATTGTGATAAAGCGTAGACACTCCCTACTAATGTCGCAAATGGTCTTTGAGCAAAAGCAGAGAGTCCAAACATATTTAAGCCACGGCTTGTTCAGCCTCTTTAGGTGGCTCTTGTGGGACTTGCAAATCAGCTTGTCCTTTAACCTTAACCATCAATGGAAAATAGCCCATTTTTGCAGGTGTGTCGCCCATAAGGTTCATTAATGCTTGTACTTCTTCAATTGCTAGTGTGAGTTTGATTTCCACTTATTTCTCCAGTTATGTTAAAAAATTATGCAGACCAAGGCAATGGTGTATTTGATGGGGATACTGGTGGGTTCTCCAAACTGTTAATCTGTCCTTGTACGTTTGCTTCGTAGTTTGCAATACCTTGCTCGCCTAGTGCTGTTTGTACCCAGCCAATTACAATAGCCTGCGTTAAGTTAGCATAAGGTACAAAGTTCGGGTCAGATTGCTCTACCGTAAACTGTGTGTTGCCACCAATAGATGCGGTTTGTGTTCCGTCCGTACCAGTTAAAGTCCACAATGTATTAACTACATAGTTTGGTTGATTCGGTACGTTAGGTAGTGTGTACATGGAATTAATTGTCCAAGTCCAAGTTGTTACTGTTGCCATTATTTATTCTCCAAAGTTTTGATACGGTTTGTTAAGTCTGCGATAAGTGCTTGTTGTTCTTGAATCGCCCCTACAAGATATGGAATTAAATTAGGTGTTAACCCTAACAAAGTATCTGTACCAGCAACTTCTTTTTCTTCTGGGTTAGCAGCGTGTTCATTAACTTGGTCAGGCAATACTTGTTGGTATTCTTGTGCAATAAATGAAATATCTTTTTTCTTATCGCCAGTTTTGTAATTAAATGATACTGGTCGTAACTTTGTAATAATGTCTAAGTTTCCTGATAGTGTTGCAATGTTTTCTTTGATGCGTTGGTCAGAAGTAACTGACCATGTAGTAGAGTTGTTACCTTGATAACAAGGGTTTCCAATAACTGTTGTATTGTTTCCTTTACCAACAACGCCACCAGCAGAAAAAACCATTTCTCCTGTTGCACTACTTGAAGACGCTTGAGCATTGTATCCAATGTAAGTACTATTGCTTCCTGTAACTAAAGCAGTTCCTAAATACCCTGCTCCTTGCCCTAAAAATGTATTGTATGAGCCAGTAGTTATTGAATACCCAGCTTGATAACCTACTGCGGTGTTGTTAGATGCGGTGGTGTTGTTGGCAAGAGCACCAACACCTACTGCAATGTTGTACCCACCTGTTGTGTTGTAGTACAAAGGTCCTGTAGAAACACCGGGATAATCTGCGCCAATTGCTACGTTAGCAACTCCAGTTGTATTGCTATACATTGCCAAACGACCAACAGCAACCAATGACGTTCCAGTCGTATTACTATATACAGCTTGAAAGCCAAGTGCTGTATTATTATTGGCAGTGGTGTTTGAATATAGTGATTGGTAGCCTATTGCAACATTAGGCGAACCCGTAGTATTTGAGTATAGGGATTGATAACCTATCGCTGTGTTGTATGATGCGGTAGTATTATATGCTAACGCCCCCTGACCAACTGCTATATTGTATGAGCCTGTAGTATTTCCGTAGAGCGCAGAACGAATATTATCCGCATAACTACCACCTATTGCTACGTTAGCTACTCCCGTGGTGTTAGAAAACAAAGTTAATGCGCCAATAGCATCAATACGCCCTGTGGTATTAGAGTAACCAGCTTGATAGCCCAGCGCAGTATTGTACAGTGCTGTGGTGTTTGAAAATAAAGACTGTAAACCAAATGCTGAATTATATGATCCAGTTGTATTTGAATTTAACGATTGTTGCCCAAAAGCAGAATTTTGTGTTCCAGTTGTATTAAGCAACATAGAATTAATACCAAAAGCTGAATTAGAATTAGCTGTGGTATTTGCATTAAGCGCATTTTGTCCAAATGCAGAATTATTACTTCCTGTGGTGTTTGCGTTTAATGCGCCATTACCAACCACAGTATTAGCGGCAACAGCACCACCACCCTTACCAACAGTAAGACCTGATATAGAAGCGTCATTAGTTGATGTTACTTTGTTGGCAGTTAATGTTGTTCCGTCAAAAGTTAAATTAGCACTATCTACTAAAAGACCGCCTGTGCCGTTGTAATTTACTCGACCAGCAGTTAATCCTGAATCGGTTACGCTAGTAAATGTTCCCGAACCGATGCTAATACTATTTACCCACTGCGGTGCTGTTCCCGATGAACTTAAAATATATCCACTAGTACCAATACCAAGTTTAGATAACGCTGTTCCCGTTGCATAGTAAGGTAAATCGCCTGCTGTATAACTTGATAAGCCTGTACCGCCATAAGTAGTAACAATTGTAGAAGCGTTCCAAGTACCAGATGCAATTGTTCCTAATGCACTTACATTCCCAGATGCATCTAAATAAACAGATTTTTCAGATGGGTATGTTACGAAGACGTTTTGTGTCCCTGATGCAAAGTTAGTTAAAGAGCCACCATTAGAAGATGACAATACCGTTGTACGAGCAAGTGTATTTCCTGACGATGTGTACGTCCCAATACCAACTTCCCAGTTAGCACCTGACTGGTCGGCAATCGTGTAGTAACAAGTATTCGCATTACCAATCGCAGATGAAAATGATTGATAGCCTGTAACAGCCCCAAGTAAAGATACTGAGCCTGTGCCTGGTGCTGAGGCTGTTTCTAATACACGGTCTTTTAATGTTAACGCCATAATTAATTCTCCCAAGGGTCTCTATGCCATGTATATCCCTTATGAGATTTACGATGACCGCTAATACATTTTACGATATTAGAGTGCTGAAAGCTAGATTTGTTTAGGTCAGTAGTATTTAAAAACGTAATTACTTCTTTGGTTTTTTGGTGAGTTCCAACCCACTTAAAACCACCAAGAGCGTTTTTATTTCCCTTTAAACCATCGCTAATTTTCTTTTTAAATTCTTCAGTATGCTTATTTCCTAATGCCCTATTGTTGCCAATTTGAGCAATGCTATTTTTCTTTCTATGCTCTATAGATTGGGCATATCCAATAGAATATTTATTACCATATAAAGAAGCACTAATTTTATTTTTTTGTTCTGTAGTTAATTTATACCCAGAATTTCCTTTACCGCCATTACATTGATTTGCAAGCTCGTAGCCCATATCTTTAAAGCAAGAAATCAATAGCCTTTCGTGGTCAAGAGCCTCTTCTTCTGTTTCCCAGTTAGCAATAATTTCCATCCGTGGAGAACCGTATTTTTCAACAAATGACTTCCATAATAAACTACGTTTACAAGTGGTTTTATAACGCCCAAGACTCCCTTTCCCTATATAAAATAAGCGTCCTTCGGGAGTATAATGTGCGTAGGTATAAAACACAAAAATGCCTTATAAATCAATAACCTACGAAGTCAATGTGGTTGCGTAAGTTACGCTTACAGTATCACCTGATGTCGTTGTTTTAGCAGTAGTAAAATTGCCTTCAGAATATAGCGTACCGCCTGTGTTACTTTGTGTACTAACCGCACCTGTACCCAATACTAAGAAACAGCCATATATCGTACCGCCAGCACCTGTAATAGTGTAAGTAATCGAAGATGCAGTTGATGATGTGACGTTAGAAGGTGTAGAACCTGTTGACGTAGATGCAGCAAACACCGCAGTACCACGCACCGCAGAGCCACCAACTGTATATGCAGTAAACTCTTTACCACCACCAACTAAAGTAGTCATTGTATCTGTTGCAGCTGGAGTTAATGTAGCGTTAGTTAATCCAAGGTAAGGTCCAGTAACAGAATAAGAAGAACCCCTCATTAGGGTATCCACCATTAACTGTTTACCAACAGCAACCACTAAGTTTGGAAACTCTTCAGACCATTTAAGATTACCATTTGCATCACGGCACTCTGCTTTCCAATAACCTTCAATCCCAACAGTTTCGGGAACGGTCACGTTTGCTTGTAATGTTGCTACAGCGTTATCGCCACAGCTTCCTAATTCATTAATCATAATTTCTCCTAATCTGGACTACTATAGTTAAGACTGCCTGTATTAGTGCCAATGGTTAAAATTGCACTATTGTATGAAGCTGTTGGAAATTGCACGGTAAAACTGGTAGAACAAATTTTATCTGATCCAAAATTTAAAACAAAACATGCTGCACCCGTGGTTGCATTATAAATTAATGCGCCCCTTGTAGTAAAGGATGCTGGGTTCCAAACTGCATTATTAAACGATACATAACTAACATTATATTGAGTATTTTGAGTTGGATAAGTTGAAATTACTAAACTTTTTCCACCAGCCGTATAACCTGTGCCAGTCACTTCGTTTACCGTTGTATATGCCGTAGTTGATTGACCTAAATTAGCGTTTGCATTATACAAAGCAATATTATAAGTATATGGACTGGTTGCAGTAAAATTTTCCAAACCACTTAACAAGTTTTGCTGAAATACCGTACAGGATGTTTGAACTATCATAGGACAACATTACCTCTTAAATTGGTATTTAATTTTGTCTGACCATCTCTATATGCATCACCACGCTCCATTCCATTGCCCAAGCGAATAGCTAACTGAAGAGCTTCTTGATATTTGTCTTCGTAGTATTTGACCATATCTGCCTCACCCTTCATGAAGATCATTGCTTCACGCATTGAGCCATATAAAAGGACTGGATCAAAATTATCTCCTAACCAGCTCATTCCATTTGAATTATTAACAGATGATACAGAAAAATTAAATCCAGAGGCTGTTGAACTACCACCTAAATAAGAAGTATTTACAGTTAATAAATCGCCTGATTGATAAAAATTACCGCCATTCTGTAAAGTAACTGAAACTATTGTCCCATTAGCACCTACTAAAACGTCACCATAACCACCTGTTCCTGATTGATTTCCACTTGTGCTGTAATAACTAAATGGAACATTTACATACAATCCTGGAATGTAATTACTACCAATAGAATTTACTGCAATTATCGTAATAATTCCTTGAACAATTGATGCTGGGTAATAAAAATAATGTAATTCAGTTGAATATGATTGATCTGGAGTTGGACCTAAAATAACAGACAAAGCTGTTGGATAAGAATATTGCGATCCAAATAATGCATAATGTGTTGGCGTACCCGTAGCTGATGGTATTGGGAACGCTTCACGAATAAAATTAACATCTTTATTTAACAAATAAGAATACGCACCAGTTGTTGAATTAATTATTGCTATTGAAAATGTTGATAAATAATCATTAGGCAAAGATAAATATTGATTACCAGCCGTTATTGTGCCAGTTACGTTTTTACGCAATGATGGAAACTGCACAGAGTTATATACACGCTCTTCACATTCCTGTACAAAAGTGGGAATGTAGTTGACAAACGTAGACTCCGTATTTTGTGCATACGCTTGGATTGAGTTATATAACTGCTCGTAGTTCACGCCATTGGTCCTCTACTCATTTTACCTTTTGTGGCAGCTCCAGCACCACGCATTTCAATACCAGATGTTTTTAATTTGGATTGTCCATAAGCAACACCGCCATATACTGGATCACAAATAGAAGCATCTTTAGCTGATTTGGTTTGAACAAACTCGCCACGATCCATGACTTCTTGACCAGTAATGTGCTTTTCAGTATTGGTATGCGGATTAGCATAAGCCTCTGCTGGTTCAGCAAACTTGTTTTTGCCAATAGTAATCTTTGGACTATTTGCAGTCGTTGGTTTTACTTGGGTTTTCATTATTTGCTCCCTGCTTTTTGATTGTGTGCACGAGCTAAATTGCGACCAACAGCTCGCATTTCTTTACCTGTTACACCACCTTTTTTTAATTTGGTAACTGGTTTACCCTTGTGCATATGATGTTCATGCTTATGCACTTCTTTTGCTGCTTCTTTATCAGCAATTTTTACGACTTGTTTTTTGTCCATAATAACTCCTAAGTTGTTAATATCGTTACTTTACCTATTGTAATCACTAAATTCAAGTCATTGGGAACAAATGCATCTGTAAAATAACTTGCCCCACCAACTGGATTCCAGCCCCATTGCGTTTGCCTACTACCATCTGATGCATAACCTTGATTATCAATATTGGTTACCGTTGGATCATATGGATTAGTAAATAACCCAGTTGTTCCACTTGCTTGATAACTTACATCTGGGCGAGGCTCACGCACCGCCTGTGGATCGTTCACAGGGTATAAACCTAAACTTAACTGTGGCTGATCTGGATCCCAACACTCAGGACAAACTTTAATATTAAATAACTTAGTTTTAATTACTTCTTTTTTTAATTCAGTAAGTTTGTACCGTTGACCACATCGATCACATTCGGCAATTGCATACTTACCTGATGAATACTTGTTTGGCATTAAACTATCCTGCCTTTAGTCCTACCTTTAGTTTCAATTCCATGCCCACGCACAACTACTTTGCCACCTTTTTTATATTGCTCAGACTTTGATGCTCGACCAGCTTTTTCAGCAGCTTCAACTTCTTGATCCATGATTGAATGTATTTCTTTTGCTCTTTTATCGCCCTCTTCAGGTGTATCATATACAGGATATTTACCCTTGTTAATATCAGAACGCCAATAATCTCTAATTAAATCAGGATCTTCATATTGTTTTCCTTGAATATAGCCAGGCACAAGAGCTGATTTTCCTTTATATGGACCACTATCCATTGTTACGCCAGTACTATAAACAGTTACAGGCTCTCCATTTGGACCAGTTCCAACATTGTTAAATGCAATATTGTTTCTATGATATTGAACAATATTCTTTTCTTGTGGAGTAAGTTTTAAATCGGGCATTATCTATTTCCGCCACCATAGAATCCCATTCTTGGAACAAAACGGATTGCCGCCTTCTCTCTATCTTCTTCCGAAGCAAGTGTCCATTGCTCCATATAATCTGCTTTAAGCATTGCTATACGAGCAGGATCAACGCCATGTATTTTTTGTGCCAAGTAATAAGCCAAACCAGCAACTAAACAAGATATAAATCGAAATGGAATATCATTTGTTGCCGTACCAGTTCCAGCATCCTGCATTCTACGCAGTCTCCAATACACAAATGTGTACTGATTCCCTGGTGAATTAGGAGTCGGCCAGACGTTAATACAAGGCAAATTTGTCACGCTAATAGGGGCGTTATAGGCATGAGATACAGCAGTTGTACCTGCTTGCCCACGATAACAATTTAAAAGGTATGGAGACGTTGTAGAGACGTTTGGATAGTAAATAATCTCGTTATCTATTTTAATGTATCCAGTCGCAGCTAACCCTGTTAAATCGTTTGGACTTAATTGAATATTTGTATCTGTTGCAGAAATTCCAGTATTTCCATTAGATCCATTACCAACTAAAGTATATGTTGTTGGTTGTGTCTGTCCAGATTGACGATTAATCCATACTTGAATTGGTCTTCCTTGTGCCAGCTTATTTGGTAAAGTGGAATAAGTATCTTCTGAAATACGACTAATGTTAATGTCAATCTGGTTTTGTAGCGTTCCAGTTCTGACAACTTGACTCAGCAAATCAATTGTATCAATTGGCAAAGGATAAGTAATTTGCCCTGTGTTCAAAGGTATTTGCCCTTCTTCAACAGTCCACAGATTAATACCTCTGTTTGCCCATTCAACCGATAAAATATTTAATGATCTTCTGGCAGTTCTAAAGTCATATCCGCTTCTTAACTCAGCACCACACCGTTCGAATGCTTCTTCAATGAGTTCATTCATGTTTAAATCAAATACGGAGGTGCCTGTCGTTGTCATTTGTGCATTTTTCTAAGTGTCTCTGCTAACCTTGCACGTTGTCCTAATTTGCCAGGTTTTTTAGCAGCAGCTTCGAGCTTTTTCTCAGGGATCGTATGTCCTTCTTTAACGCCCAAAGATTTACGCAACGCACCAGCTCTGTGTATTGCGTTCTGTATCCAATGTTCAGCCATGATTAACTCGCTGCTGGTTGGGTTGGTTCAGCCTCTGGAGCAGATTCTGGAACAACTTCTGGAACTGGCTCTGGTATAACTGGAGGAGGAGCAACTACAGCAGGAGTTGGATCAATTTGTGGAACAATTGTAGCTGCAAATTGTTTTACAACTTGTGCATCTGAAAATCCAGAAACTACTTTTTCGCTACCCAAATAAGAGATAAACTCATTAATTAATTTATGCTCTTCACTTTCTACAGAATGCCCTATACTTTTTGCAAAATAAATTGCCTTTTCAAATAAATTCATTTTTTCCTCGCAGCTCTCATGTTATCAACTAAATTTGGATAAGGTCTACCAGCAGCTTTAGCCATCGCTTTCGCTGATGATTTTTTTGCAGAACTTAATTTCTTTGGTTTACCTAAACCTTTCGGTCTTGGTTTATCCCATACCTCGCCACCTTTTTTGTACATAGAAACATCATCGGGGTTGTCTTTACGCTTAACAACCTTTTTAGTGGGCATTTTAGATGGGTTAATTGCCCCCATACCCCGACTGGATCTCATTTGTGAGCCTTGCCGCCATGACACATTTTTTCAACGTGATCCATGTGGTGATGATGATGTTCAGCATGTTTTTTAAAGTGATGTTTATGATGCTTATGTGATTCAGTCTCATGTTCAGAAATGAATTCATCATGACGCACCATATCTGGACCTGATTTTGGTTCCATATGCTCTTTGACCATATTGTTTCTCATAACTACTCCTTAACAGTATTTAGTTTTAGTGTGACCACGTTTTGCAATTCCATCAGCACGATTTGATGTAGATCCGCCATGAGCCATTTTTTTAATATGACCACCACGCTTCATGCCACCTTCGATACCAATGTCTTTTCCTGAATCACCAAGATTTTTGCCACGAGTATGACCAGTTTTTTGAACTTTAGATTCTCCATGAGCACCATGTTTGTTTGAACCTTTTTCTACATCTTCGTTCATGCCACGAGGACCCATCGATTCAGCATGACCACCATGAGCCATTTTCTTCATATGAGCCTTACCGCCATGTTTCATTGCTTTGGCTTCATGCTCTTCTTCAGAAGCTAAATGACGCAACTGTTTAGCTTGTTTCATTTCATGCGCTTTTTCAGTCATACCACCATGAGCCATTTTGTGCACTTTGCCACCGTGCTTCATGCCATGACCTTCATGTTGAGCCATATGATGTTCAGCCATTGCCAAATGATGATGAGCTAAATGCTTATGATGAGTTTTAGATAAACCACCATGTTTCATTCCTGGTGCTGCACCAGGAGGCATTGGAGCACCCATAGGAGCTGCTGGAGGAGCCATTGATGGAGTTGGCATGGCTCTTGCAGCCATCATAGCCATCGCTGGATTTACACTACGTTTTTTCATTGTTGCCATGTTAATTCCACCTTTTTTAAAATGTTTGCCTTTATCGGCTTCTACAAAATCACGCCCCACTTTTTGTGGAATGTGAACCTTATCAGCAAACGCCTTAGAATGGGCTATTGCCTCCATAAAATCATGCTGTTTTTTACTATGACTTGGCATTGCTACCTCGTATTAATTCATTAATTTTATCTTCCAAACGATTAAATCTTGTATCGATGTGGTCCATAATCTTACCTAATTCAGCCTGAGTTACTGTATCACGAGCTACTTCTTCACGAGTTTTATTCAATAAAATATTCAATCGATCTAACTCATGGAATTTTTCTTTCATTATAAATCCTACTATTGCAATAAGTATAGTTAATATTGCATTCCAAAATGGCATAATTGCATCAGTTAACATTTCCATTTCCTTAAACTTTTGTTGATTCTTGAATTAGGATCATTTGCTGTTTCAGAACTAGTTAAACGCTTTTTCATTCCTTCCATGCGAGCACAGAAAGATTTCTTCCGTGATCCACCTTCTGGTTGTGGAGCTTTTAAATGTGCACCATGCTCTTTGTTATAAGAAGCTCTTCCCTTAGCATTCAAACCACCACTAGGATCTTTACCTTCTTTACGTTGCCAGGCTGGTGTCTTTGCCATAATTAGATACCATTAGAAATTAATTTACCAGCAATAATAATGCCAGCCGCAATCGTTGTTGCTGTGCTTGTTACTAACTGCCATTGAATGTCAGTTTTTTCTGTATAAATAAATGGATCAGAAGATCTATTGGCTGTGTAAATAGAAACAAATGGTTGTTGTAAAACATTTAATTTCACACCAGTTACGTTATTAATTGCTTGTACAGAATAAGTAACAATGTTTGAAGAGGTATAACTATTAGATGTATTTACTTCAGCAATGTCTAAATAAAATGAAAAACCTGCTGGAACGGTATAGATTGTGCTTTGTGATTTGCCAATCCCAGTATTAATCTGTGCATAAGTAGCAGTTGCACCAGCATTTTTAGCTGTAATTGTTCCAGCATTTGAAGTCTGACCAGAAGCAACTCCAACCATAAGCATGCTGTTTACACGCAAATATTTGTTAGAACTGACAACACCTGTTTGACCAGTTAAAACAATCACTTCAGATATTGGATTAAAGTTTGCATCAAGTCCGTTAATTTGTACGGCTGCTGGAGCTACATCGGCTGTTGAAGAACTAGCCACAGTTACGGTTGCAGCTGAGACTGGATATGTATAGGTAGTAGCATTTTCCCAAATAGGAATTTGCGTATTACCTACTGCTGATTGATATCCAAATAGACTTAATGTTTGATGCCCAGTAATTTGACCACGAGAAACTTGTAAATCAAACGGCTCATATTTAGCCTGTCGGCTAATTGATTGAACCGAATTATTTGTGCTTGGTATACCATTTGGACTTTGTGCCATATTAATCTCCTAAAGTTATAAAAAGGGGCGGTGTTAAGGACACTCGTTTAAGCGCAACGACCTTCAGCTGTGCGCCCCATTTATTCGATTAATTAGTCAAAGTTACCGTATGGGTAAGTTGTACTATTACCAATGTTCATATCTTGTTGTGCATACTTTAATGTAACAGCAATTTGACCAGATGTAGGAGTAGTCAAGCTGGTATTAGTAATCTTCAATGTCACAACAATCTGGCTAAACCATGTAGGTTGTTGACCAGGTTGAATATTTTGAACGTCTTGTAATGTGCCATAAGCATAATCTAACTGTGTACCTACAAATGTTGCAGTACCACGAGTTGCTGAAGTAATAGCAGCCATTGTTGCATACACGCCTGTAGCAGTAGCAAATTTGTTAGAAACGTATGGTTGAATAGAGTTAGCAGTTACTGATCCATCAGTTGGCAATGTTCCTACGTCAACGATTACATCAGTAATGTTTGAACCCTGTGGAATCAAAAATGATACGCCACGATAAATAGTTCCAGAAGCATCTGCTGTAGGAGCAGTAGCAACAGTAGGACCACTAGTACTATAAACACCAGACTGTGGATTCCAAATAGTTGCTGCTTGGTTAGGAATGTTGCCAGAAGTAACAAACACACTAGAACCACCTCCATAACCAGCTTGACCTGCGGAAGTTACAGCAAAATCTAAAAATGCTTGTTGTGCTAACAAGACTGGACCAACGTCACGTTGTTGACCAAAACGATTATCACCAGATAAAATCGGTCCTTCAAAAGTTGTACGCATTATAAAACTCCTTTTAAATATGAATACTTGAGAGCAATTTTCCTAGTAGATGATGTATCTCTACCAATAACACGCCCTCTCTCAGCATAGGACATATTAGGATTATTAACTATAAATTTAACAATTGTAAGGTATTTTGGATCAGATAAAGCTATATTTCTACGAGTTTTTTTAATTTTTTCAATATACTCTTTTGTTAAATGATTTCTTTGATTAACTTTACTTTTTGAAATTTTTTGTTTAGTTTCTTCTGTATGTTTTTTCCCTCTCATTGGGACTTTTGCGGTATCAGAAATATTAAAAACACAAGGCTCATCAAAATGTGCTCTACCTTGCAAAAATTCATTTTCGAAATCATCTAAATCATCTGCTAATCCACATTCAATTTCTAAACTCCAATCAAAAGCATTTTTACCGTATTTATTATAAGAATGTTGGAGTATAGGATTTATATGGCATCCTTTATCTAAAAGTCTAAAATGTTCATGGATACGTTTTTTTACGTTTTGTGATTGACCAACATAGGATTGATTCGTAATTTTATTACGAATTTTATATATTCCTATGTAGTCGTGTGCATATGGCATGATAAAGTTCCTTGGAACTAATATACCACAATTTAAATTTTGTGCAATCTTTTTAACAAAAAAATCCCCAGTTTTTAGGCTGGGGACAAGTCCTCTCACGAAGGAAATAACCTTAGTAAGAACCGTAGATACCTAATGGATCAGATACACCAAAAGAATAACGCTCACGAGACTTGTAACGTACGTTACCTGTATCGAAGTCACCATCCATTGAGTTCTGTAAAGGTGTTCTTACGAACATCTTCAAACCGTTAGGAACATCAGTAGTCAAGAACCATGCATTTGTTGCTGTCAGGAAGTGGTTAATTGCATAACCTTCTGGAACAGAACCATTGTTCTTAATTGCGTTGATGTCATTGTTGTTTGTACCAACACGCAATTCAGTTTCTAACAAACGAGTAGCAACGAATTGTAATGCTGGAGGAACAATCAATTTTCTTGGTTTAGCAGCGATTAATAATCCACGCTCATCAGTCCAAGCTGCAATACCGATAACAGCGTTTTCAAGCGCAGTTTCGTTTAAGTCAGCAGGGGTTGATGGAGTGTTGGCGTTTACACCACCAGAGATTAATGGATGTGCTGTTGAAAATAAAGGTTGACCATCACCATAAACAAACTGGCTATTGAAACCGTTATTTAATACAGCCGTAGCCTTAACCTGTTTGGTGTAAGACATTGCACGAGCCAAAGCTTTGGTATAGCGACCAGAAAGAGAATCGTACAAGTTATCTTCGATTGCCTCTTCAGTTAAGCTAAAGCCAAGAGCGATAGTTTCATGGTTATAACGAGCTGTCCATGCTTCTTGTCCATTGTCATAAGCGATGGCTTGGCCTTCGTTTTTGACTGGAGCAGCTGAGAAGCCTGACAGTTTTGTTTCTTCTTCAAAAGAACGCTCAGAAGTTTCAATTTCGTAAAACTCTTTGTGTTCTTCACCGTAACGAGCATACTCAAGACCAAACAATGCGTTTAATCCAGGTAATAGCTCTTTTAATAGTTGTGCACGAGAAATAGCCATTTAAATGCTCCTTAATTAAACACCAGTTGCATTGAAGTAACTATGGTAACCGAAGTTCCACGATACTAATGCTTCTGGATAGCCTGTGAATGAAAACTGTGCATTGGTCGATTGAGCAGTTGTTACTGCTGTATTGATAGTCACAGTCGTGCCGTTTACTGTTGTTACATAGGTATTCGAGCCTGAAGCAATACCAGGACCAGAAATAACCATACCAGGCAGAATTGCGCTGTTAGCAGCAGATAAAGTAACAGTTGTGCTAGATGTAGTAGCACTTTGTGTCACAGTAACAGCTGAAGCAGTTACAACCTGAACGATACGGAAAGGTGCAGATGTAGTCAACGGAGTGATTGCTGATGTACTTGTGGCAGCAGCAGAAATCGCAATACCAGCAGATGAATCGCCAGTAGTTGTCGAACCAGTATTACCAGCAGCTGCTCCAATGTAATAAGCATTAGAACCAACAAACGCTGGGTTTAGGTATTGAATGGTTGTAGAACCACCAGTACCAGCTGGGTTAGACAAACAAACTGCTTGAAAAACTGCTTGTGGATCATCTACGACATAACCAATTGCATCAGGAGCACTTGTAGAAGCATTCCAGAATTGATAACGGTTTTTACCATAGATTGGACCACCTGTTGTTGAATATTCAGCACCAACAAAAACACCAATGGTTCCAGCTACTGCTGAAGATTGGTTATAAGTCATTGTTGAAGCAACTAAGTTACCGATATTAGCCGATGTACCAATTTGCACAACGTCACCGTTATACATACTAGTACTATAACCATTGGTAATTGGGAACATGCGAGTAGAACCAGCATATACACGACCACCAATCAGGTTAACTGGCTTTAGCCCATAAGGGGCTGATACTGTAGGATAAGCCATATAATTCTCCTAAAATTATGAACGATTTCCAAAACTAACCGTAGACTTCCGTTCTTGGAACAGAGGCATACGAGAGTCGCTTTGCCTTAAAAAACTATTATCTACTGCATCTGCATTCGCCTGGGTTTGATTTGCCTCATAATCAAATCTCGCCTGTACAAACTCTTCAGGTATCTTGCAGAGTAATAAGCCACCAATCTCAATATTGTCTTTGTATCGACTATCAGGATCAGTTAACATGCCATATTTCGGTTGCTCTTCAGCTCTGACTGGTTCCCAGCCTTCTCTCAGTTTTGAAGAGAGATTACGAGGGTCAGCGTTGTTAAGCATCGAAACCCTAACCCAGCGATAAGCAAATCCTGCTTGCTTGTCTGGTTCAGGTAACAACTCTGGAGGTCTCCAAGCCATTGGTCTCACAGTTTGTTGTCTAGTTTCAATTTCACGGTTATTACGATTTTGTTCAGCCATTTTGGGACTCCGATTTTACATATGCATTAAAATATTGCTCTGGTGAAATTTTTAATTTCTTACACAGATCCAGTTGTCGAGTATTTAAAGTAATCTTTTTTGAAGAGGTAGATCTCGTTGCTGGTGCAACTACCGTGCTTTTGCGAGTTGTTGTAAAGGTTTTGGTCTCTACTTCCCCAAACTTTTCAGGGAATCGTTTTCTCATTTCTGCATCAATAGTAGACCAGTAGTGATCGGAGCCTAGTGGGACTCCTTCCCTTTCTAGTCGCTTATGTATGCCCATAGCGAGAAAACTCATATCATCGTCAGTACCATACCACTTGTTTTTGTCAAGCCACGCTTGGGTTTTTGAGTCCAATCGTGCAGGTTGGTCCTGCTCTTGAGGTATTTGTACCTCATTTACAGATGATTGTAAAGCATTTTCATCGTATTGTGGGCGATATCTTTCCATTT